GGGGGGCCGGGACACCTATAGGGTGGGGTCACCCCTGCCCATTCGCCTGCCGATCCGAGTCGATCCGAGCAGGGTCGGGCCAGCCCAGCCAGCCCAGCCCCAGAACCCAGCAGGGAAGGAAGGCAACCCAGCCCCACGATGCCATGCCGTGCCGAGTGCCTGCCTACTGCCCTCTCAGCATGCCCGAACAGTACGCACATTATATGTGGTATTGTTACGCACCCACGCAAGTCGCTGATCTCAAAGGGATCGCCACGACTCGACATACCCTGACCCACTTTCCAACCACTTTGCTATCCCTCGATCTGCCTGACATCCTCATACTCAGCGTCATGAACGAGGGACTTGGTCTTGCCCATGACGAGGTCGATGATGCCACCGATGGTATGCTCTACGCTGACCTGACCCTTGACCATGCGCTGATCACCGAACGTGTCCCTGTCGTAGCATTTGGCCTGCTCCAGTGCCATCCTCGCTCTCACCTCACCGATCCTGACGCTGGTGAGGCTGGTGGGGATCAGGACGCTCTTGCCAGTCAGCGGATCGATGGCGAACTGCGGCACGTTCAGGTCATCGAGAATGTCGCGTGCGCTGTCGGCTAAAGCTGAACCGCTCTCACCCCTCGCCCTCGCGACACTGATGCCAAACTGCTTGAGCTTCCGGGTCCAGTCGTTGACCGTCACCCTGTGAGGCATGCCCTCATCTCTGCAGATGCGCGAGAGCGACTCTCCTGCCGCAAGTCTGGCACAGATCTCAGCGCCTAGAGCTTCGGTGAACGAGGAAGGTCTGCCCCCTCTAGCGACAAAGGCTTTGATGGCGACCTCCATGCCATCCTCGGTTACGTCAGTGATGTTGCTGCCTGTGGTGATTGCCATGATGGTGATCCTCCTGATGGTAGTGGTGAATAGGTGACGATGGTGGTGATACTGGCAGGGGTTGAATTGATCCTTCCGGTCTGCCGACCTACAGAAAAGCCGGTCAGTACGGAACATGGGGCATGCCGAGATCTGGGCCTGCGGGTTCGCCTTCCTCCTTACAATCTACAATCTGTTCGAACACAGGTTGCAACTGCAGTTCAATCTGCGGTGGTGATTCGGAGGCGACGAGACGCAGCTTGCAGCCCCTCTTGATGGCGCTGGCTGCACCCATGCTACTGAGCTTCTGGTAGGCGTTGGCGGTGATCTGCCACTCCCCTCGCATCCGAGGCGACATGCCATTGTAGGTGCGCTCCTCAGACGGCGCAGGCACCAGCAGGCGAGTCATGAACAGCTTGGCGAGGAGTGCGACCGCATCCTTGAGCGGCAGACCTGTCTGGTCGGCCCAGATCGCTGGATCGTCTACCATGCACCCCTTGGCGCGGAAGGAGCGGATCAGCATCAGCAACCATGCGCCCTTCTCCCGGTTGGTGAGCGTCTGCATCCGTTCGTCCTCAAGGAATGCGTCCACGTCCATGGCGAACCATGCCATCCTGCTGGGTCTCTTCTCCCGCTTCACTCCTTCACCAGACCTTCCTCGTAGACGGCGATCAGTCCCGTGATGAGCGCCCTGAAGAGGTCGGCGTCTGGCACGCTGCCCATTGAGTCAACCGCCTGCACTGTCATTATGATGTTCGTCACCAGTTCGTCTCTTTCCATGTCCGTTCTCCCTGTGGTGTGCGTAGTCAAATGGATTGAATATACACTCAGATGGTGCCATGAGTCAACACTATCGGTTATCTTGCCGGACCTGACGACTGTGAACCCGCCCCCATAGCTCATCTGAAAAATAATCACTCCACTTGAAAGAATATGTATACATTTAGATTGACTGTAGCGGTACGGGTATGATAATTTGTTTACAGGTTGAACGTACACAGCACGCAAAGGGGAACAACCATGACAACCATGAGCAGCGAACTTGCCCACCGCGAGACAATAACCGTATTAGTCGGCACGTATCAGCAGGCAACCGCCGACATAGCCACCGCTTACGCCATGCTTGACGCTGCAAAGAAAAGCCTCCGCACCGTCTTCAAAACGGAATACATGGACGTGATAGCGCGGAACAGCCACGGCGAGACGGAGCCGAAAGAGGTTGAATCCATCAACAAGGAAATCAAGCGCCGTGTCTGGTGCGCCATAGTTGAGCGCATGGAGGTTAAAAAGCTGATGTCGATCAAGCGCCGGGAAGAGCTTGACAAGCAGCTGAACGGTGACAGCCGAAGCTATGAGCCCGTAGCGGAATTACCAGAAATCACGGAGGCCAACATACTTGCCATGTTTCAAGACACTATGGCGAAGGCAACCGGCTACGCTAACGAGGCAGTATACGAGGTTTTTGACTGGCTCAGACCGTGCGCCGGTCACACCTCCGAACTGAAGACCAACGAGAAATGGCGGATAGGTAAGAAGGTGATCATCGGCTACGCAGTCGAGGCGGGATACGGCAGCGGACCATACAGACCGAACAACAGCCGAGAAAAGAACCTGATAGCACTCGACAACGTCATGCACATGCTTGACGGCAAAGGCACGCTAAAGGGCTACTACGGGCCACTGTGCGAGACAATCAAGGCAAGCCCAGACGGAACCGGGGAAACGGATTACTTCAAGTTCAAATGCTGCAAAAATCATAATCTACACATCGAATTTACGCGGCCCGACTTGGTAGCCAAGATCAACAGGACGGCAGGCGGCAACCGGATCGGAAACTAACAGACATCTGCCGACCCCGGCGGGATATCCGGGGAAAGGGGATCACCATGGATGCAAGAATGATACTGGAAGGACTTTACGCGCAGTTTCCCGGTCTGGACCCACGGAGCGCCCACTTCGGTGACGATGTGAACGGTGCGGACTTGGTTGACTGGATCACGGCAATGGGAACTGACATCGTGGACGTTATCGAAGGCTAACAGGAAGGCAAGGGGATTTACGCCTGAACGAACTGACCGTCGATGAGTGGGAGCAGGAATTGCTCGACAAGATCGCCAAGGAGGAGAACTGATGCGCGCGATGGGTACAGACTACAAGGTTATTGACTACGCTGACACATCGGCTCCAGAGCTAGCTGGTCTGCTGCTGGCAGGGTGGCAGGCTGCACCCGAGACTCACCAGAGCATCTCTACGGAAGACGACCTCAGCTATATTGTACTGCACAAAGAACTGGAGAACGACTGATGACCAGAGAACAGCACGTCGAGGAGCATGGCACCAAGACGATCTTCACCGAGGATTGGGGCGGGGAGCGCCACAAGTACGGCTACACGAACCGCCCCCACGGCATGTGCCACCAGCCCAAGGGGTACATCATCTTTACGCTGGATGAGGGGGTTCGCATCCCCGAGAAGGGTGTCAGGCACGGCACCATCGAGTACCCCTTTGCCCTGACCGATCATGAAGTTAACAGCTACGAACTGGTCCCCCTGCCCCAGTCCACAAATCATTTGACGTAGCTGCAAACTCCAGCCATCACGACCATGGCCGAGCCAGTAGCCGCAAACATGGTGAGACCTCTCCTCGTCTCACCTTTGCATATGGCGATCATGCCGACGATAATGCCCCAGAACGGCATAAGGACAGAAAGCAGGATGTCATATACGGTAGCATTCCGAACTGGCATCTGAAACTTCTTGGCAGGTGCCACCTTGGTCGGCTGACTTGCAGCCTCCGCAGGCGCACCGCACTTGGGACACGCTGTCGCTCGGTCGGAAATTTGATTGCCGCACTCTGTGCAGGTAATGAGGGCCATGGGTGATGTCTCCTTTTGGGTTGTTTACAGCAAGGCAAAGTATCACGTAGGACGCAAAAACTAAAGTTAATCCCCCCGCCCCTCCTCCGAGGGGTTTTTTATACCTGCACAAAATAATCAATCCGCTTGAAACTTTTTCAAACAAATAGATTGACACCGTAACGCTACGGGTGTAAATTTCAATCTCCATCAGCGCAGGAGCAAACAAAACGGAGGGTATCATGGCTACAGTGATCGACTTTACAGCAAAACTGAATGAGCGCAGAGCGTCCATTAAACAGGCCGAGATTGACCAGAGCCGACAGACCGTCATCGATAACCACGCCGAGGCGATAAGGTCCGCAATGGCAACCGGCGACATCAAGACGGCAGTCGGTCACGCAATAGCCACCGTCCAGATTCAGGAGAGCATCAATGTGTCCACACCCGCCTACTGTGACCCCTCCAACGAGTTCAAGGGCAGCAAGTATGAGGCAACCAAGAGCATGAGCAGTACCGAGATTTCAAAGCTGATCCGTGAAGACATCAAGTCAGCCAAGAAGCGCGGACAACTTCCCGGCACACTGAAGGTCTCCGTAAAAACTGACTACTTCGCTGGTGGGTCTAGCATCGACCTCAAGATTACAGCTCTCCCTGATGGGCAGACGCTTATTAGCCCCGAATGGATTGTTGCCACAGACAACGGCAAGAATGGGAATTATCACGGTGTCCCGCGTTACACGCCCCCTGTACAGAGGTGGATAGACCTATTGAAAGAAATCCACAGCTCTTACAACCGGGACAACTCCGATAGCATGAGCGATTACTTCAGCGTGAATTACTACGGTGACGTATCCATTGATTGGAAGTTAGAGCATTAACCTAACCTTGGCGACCCCAGCGCCCGATCTGGGGAAAGGATGGACACCATGAACTACCACATCGAACCAATCACCGCTGGCAATCACCGCCCCGGAATGAAGCACGCCACCGGGAGCTTGGTCCGGTACAACCCTAATGAGAGCTTTGGGATGCTCTGCTGCCGCACGTTCGCAACTGCTGCCGAGGCCGAAGCGTTCGCCGCAACGCTCACTAGTGATGGGAAATTGCCTGTTTAAAGGGGAGGTCTAACATGAAGTTCGACGCCAGTTACTTCAAATACGACCGCAGGGGCAGAGAGTCGATCAAGACCGAGAACGGTATCGGCAAGAAGCGCCTCGCAACCCTGTTGGAGACCAACGGTCTGGTCCTCGACGTGTTCCATGTGGAGAACGCCGAGACCGGGAAGGTCTACCTCGACAGTTCTGACGGGCAGTCGCTCCTACTGGATGACCTGAAGCACCCCGGCGTCAACGGGATCTTTACTGAAGGGGAGGTCTGAGATGTCCAAGGTCATGCGAAAGATAGTCAAGAGCAGTCACGCGCAGGTAGCCGGTGACACTGGGCGCTGGTCAACCGTTCACACCGCATTCCTTGAGTGCGGACACGATGTCTGGTTCGCTGGACGCAAGCCGAACATTGGCAAGACGACCCGCTGCAGGCGGTGCGAGGAGGTCCAGAATGCCCTCTGACGCGACAGGAATGCAAGGGTGCGACTCTTGCCTTCATGGTGACGCTCCCGGCAACGTAGACCCCTGCCTTGGCTGTACAGCGAAGTGCGAGGGCGATCCTCCTGACTGGAAGTTCTCCAACTGGGTGCGAAAGCCTGCCCTCCCCGGCACCAAGTACCTGCTGTTCCGCTGACCACACGCCCCCTCCGAGGGGCTTTTTTTATGCGTGAATTATTATGTTGACATCCGTAACGCTACGGTCCATATTGTCTCTGCCGGTAGGGAATGGCAAGGGTCGAACAATAAGGGAGAAGATGACATGAGAGACCTGACCGCAGTGATCGCAGCCCCAGTGCTGAAGGTGTCCGGGTTCCGCTTCAGCAAGGCATGGCGCACGAACGAGTTCGGGTTCAAGGCGTTCTGCTTCAAGTACCTCATCTGCACAACGAAGGCGAACCTGATCGCAGGCATGAATTAATCGTAAGCAAAAGTGTTGACACCTGTAACGCTACGGTGATAGATTGCCCTTGCCGGTAGCGATGGCAGGCGCAGGCAGACAGGGAGAATGACCATGGCAACAATCGCAGATACGATCCTCCAGCAACTCGGCGGCAGGAAGTTCACCCTGATGACCGGCGCGAAGAACCTGACGGGTCACGCCAACGCACTGAGCTTCAAGCTTCCCTCCCGGTTCGCCAAGGACGGCATCAACTATGTCAAGATTACCCTGAACCCGTCTGACACCTACATCATGGAATTCGGCAAGATCGTCAAGCACACCTACAAGGAACTCATCACCTCCACGGGTGTCTACTGTGACCAGATGCAGACCGTGTTCACCGACATCACTGGACTTGATACCCACCTCTAAGGAGTAGTCGCCATGGCAACCAAAGCAGTCACGAAGCTGATCTACTCCTGCGGGTGCGAGTACAAGTCCGTGAGTGATCCGGTGCTTGACGCTGCCGCAGAAAAGTACTATGACCATGCGTGCGCCAAGTGCCACGTCCACAACACCAAAGGCAAATGCTGTTAAAGGGGATCACATGAACATCGACAAGAAGGCAACCAAGCAGGAGAAACAGGCGAAGAAGGAGAAGGAATGCACTCACGAAACCGTAAAATGCACCTGCTGCGGGAAGGTCGGCACCCCCGGTCAACTCATGGCATCCCGCCCCCGTATCAGAGGAGAAGCGGCGAAAGAGCAGGCGCGGGAAGCTGGGAAACTTGGTGCTGCTGCGAGGAAGAAGGTGGAGGAGCCGTCTCCCGCTGGTGGAGAGATCTAAAACTGGAGATCCAGCAGGTTGTCCTCGACGTGAGAGACAATCTGCTGGACAGTTTTGCAAGATGAAAAGCCCCAAAACTCAACGAGTCTGGGGCTTTTCTGTTAGTAGCGACCGAGCGCCCTCGACGCCACCATCCGGGGACTAACCGCTGAGATCCTCCTGCCTTCAGCATCCCCGGCGATGTCCTCCAGCGCGGCCTCCATCTTGACGTGTTCGCCTATCAGCCACGCGATGTCCATACTGACCAGCTTCCCGTGAGTCGTGTAATACTTCCGCATCTCCTCCAGTTTAGAATCCACAGAACCCCCTGTACGCCATCTCTCTGACCTCCCAGAGAGCATCCGGAACGGTAGGCCCCGTAGACCTGCCATGAGCGTAATCCCCGATCTGGCGCAGCNCCTCCTGCGCCTCCTCCGTCCGCTTCTCCATGACCGCGATCCGCTCCTGCAGCCCAACGATCATGTCCAGCAGATGCAGCGCCGGGGTCTCCGCGAGTTCGCCCTTAGACCGGATGAAATCTGCCAGCTTATCGATCCCTTTCCGGTCCATATTGTAATCCCTCCGGTCTCCCATTACCGACCACCCCGCTGATGCGACCGATCTCTCGGCGTGAACCCGATCCCCTCAAGCAGGGGAAGAGACGTGTCCTTCGGCGTGCGCTTTGCCGGGGGAGGTGCCACCACCCAGCCACCTCTGCGCCTGACCGGGGTGATGGTGACCCCCGCCTTGTGGGTCATGCCCTCCCACTGCCCCATGTCCTTCTTGAGGAAGGGTCCGTAGATTTTGCCGTCCACGGTGACGATGAACCCGTCCTCCACCTCGACCCTCTTGTCTGCCTTCGTCATTTCGGCCCCCTGTAGCTGTCCCAATCGAAGGTCAGGATCGCCCCGTTGCCATCGCGGAACCTGTCGATGACCCTGTCGCCCAGATACTGTCCGATCCCGACCTCATCAAGGTTGGAGATGGCGATGGTCGGCTTGCTCTCTTCATACCTGCCGTTGAACACTTCGAACTGGAGCAGACGCTCCGTCTCGGATCCGAACTGCATCCCGATCTCGTCAACGACAAGGAGGTCGGGGAGGACGAACCGATCAATCGCCTGCTGCTCCGTGACCCCGGATCCCTTGCCCCAGCTTTCCTTGATCCTGCGGACCATCTTCGCGGCAGTCGTATGAAGGACCGAGAAGCCCTGTGCCGCAGCGACCTGACAGATGATCGCCGCCAGCATGTTCTTGCCGGTCCCAGCGTTGCCAGACATGAGCAAGCTGTCCCCAGCCTTGCGGCGTGCTTCAAAGGTCGCGGCGTACTTGGCGCAGCGGCTGAGAACCTGTGCTGCCGATTCCGTGGTCGGGTGGTAGTCGGAGAATGTCATGCCGTGATACCTCGATCCAATGTTCACACCCTGAAGAACTGCCGCGACCCGATACGCCTGCCTAGTCCTGCGCTCCAAATCCTGCCGCTGGCACTCTTCGCAGGGCAGTTCCATACGAGGATGTAGGGGGCATACCTCCGCCCCGCTTACGACCCCTTCATGGTCGCCGTAGAGTTCCCTACCACTTATCTGAATGGTCTCCAAAACCTGTGTTGCTAGAACTGGTGATCGAGGCGAGTGTACCGCCTGCTCCACCCTTCGCTCTTCCAGTCGCTGCTGCGCTTCCCTGAGTACCTGATCCATTGCTTACCCCCTCCTCGTCGTTCCATCGTTTAGCAGTCAACCAGCCCTGCGCCATTTTCGGAGATCCCCCGCTCGCCTTGAGTCCCGGCCTGCGCTCTGCCTCGCCCTTCGCCGCCAGAATGATCTGTCCGACGAGGGAGTCGGTCATGGAGGGAATGTTGATCCACGATTCCGCTGCCTGTGCCTTGCCCGACTTGTATCCGAAGGCATCCCAGAATTCCAGAAAGGTTGCGAGACGTTTGTCCTTCAGTTTTTTGTTCTTGCTGGTGAAGATGAAATCAACCCCTTCAACCTCGACCTTCTTGACGACTTCATCGGCAGATGAAGAAAGGGTTTTAAGTTCTTCTACTTCTACTTCTACTTCTACTTCTACTTCTTGCTTGTAAGTTGGGGCAGACTTTACTTGCAACTTACCTTTGCCTTTCGCTTGCAAGTTTTTGGAGTAAGAATCCCTATATTTCAGCAGGTTAGGGATTATTACTTGATAGTTACTGGGGGTAGTAACTGCGAAGTAACTCACAGGTAAGGCGTAGGTTACTTCGGGCTTACTGGGGGTGGTAACTGTGAAGTAACCCAGAGGTAACGCCGAAGTAACTCCGAAGTAACCGTCATGTAATATCACTGCAAGGTCCAGATTGTGGACCGCTTTGAAGAAGGACGTTACCTTGTGGTGGTGGCTACCAAGCATTGAGGACCACTGCTGCAGTGAATATGCGGACGAACATTTGTCGGATTCATCCATCTGCTCTGCCACGATCTCAAGGAGGGTCCAGTACAAACCGATCCCCTCGTTGCCCATTGCCTCACGCAGTGCAGAAAGCTTCTCGTCCCGGCCAGATGCGGTCATATGCTTAAACCATTTCATATCCGTCCTCTCATTACGGAGGCTACCTGTGCGTCATACCCGTCTAAATAGTCTTCACTCTCGTCGTTAACGTCCGGGCCATACATTGCATCAGCAAACCCTAACAACCTGAGCTTATGGAAACCGCACAGCAATGCCATAGACTGCTTCAGCCTTTCGTCTATGGCATGAACCTCTTTATGGCATTTGTGACACAGGCACTGCAATTCAGATACTTTGTACTCCCATATCATCGCCCCTCGCCTGTAGAGGGGGTGGTGAATGTGCAGTTCTTCGTCAACCGATAGACAGGTCTGGCACTGAAAGTCATTAGCCTCTAACACTTCAAGGCGTTTCCGCTGCCAGAGAGGACTTTTGATCTGCTCATAATACGTCATCTTTTTAGTCATCATTTCCTCCGTACAGATTTATCATTCCATTAGACTGAATAAATGGTTAATTTTCTCTGAAATCCAAGTGCGTGTCGTAGCTCTCATACGTCCTTTTGGGGATCGCGAGGCTCGACTGGAGGGCGTCTATTTGCTCTCTGGAGAGCAGGGTCACCCCGGATGCAAGTGGTTGCCCAGCTACGATCTCCATGCCCAGCGCGAGCATGTCTCGGACGTGCAACTGCTTGGTATAGTCGGTAGTGTCGAGCGTCTCAGCCAGAGCAGCGCCCACGGGGGTGATTACCGGGAACCCGATATGAGCGGGTCCGGTCTTGTCAACTGCCCTCCGACCGGCAGCGTACAGTGCCTTGGCGCGGTTGCTGACGATAACTGAACACGCGGGGTGGTACTTGCGCTTGATGTCGGCTGGCAAGAGGAGTTCTTTGCACTCAGGACAGATCCTGTCCCCTTTATTCTTGGCCTTGCTGAAAGTACCTGCAAGTTTCTTCTTTGCGACATACTTTTCCTGCGCCTTCTTGACATTGGCCTCGCTGATGATGGCGGCATGCTTCACGCAGTGTTTGCTGCGACCATCTTTAGTCTTATCGCCACATCCATCAGTCAGACATATCATATCCCGCCCCCCGGTCCCATCTCCATCACGGCATTCCGTGCTTTGTTCTTAAACGCCATCATGGATACCCATTTGGCATAGGTCTTGTCATCGACTACCCATTTCGGAGGTGCTATGTACGGCTCTTCGGTCATACCAAGTCCAGTATCCGAGCATTGTCCTGTCTGGAGTACCGGCTGCGCCCTGCGTTCTTGATGAGCATGATCCGCTTCGCCTGCATGATGTCCCTGCCCTCTGCGTAGTACACGTTCAGTACTCGTTGGGCTTCTCTTATTGCGGTTGCGTGCGGCATCGTATGCGTATGTGCCTCAAAGCTATGCTCTGCCCACGTCTGTGCCGCCTGTAGGACATCCCACAGTTCTATCGTTTCAGCCATAGACCCCGCCTCTGCCTCGTTCCACTCGCGGGACTCTTCAAGGTATTTGGCATGATGGACGCTGGCGTTACCCTCGACCGTAATGCTTGGCAGGGTGAAGTCCGGGGGCAGGCGGGCGAACAGCCCATCGCGCTCATCCTCGACGCCGTGACCGTACCCGTGGATGGTTGCGCTGATGTAGTGGAACTCGGCTATAGCCATCATCTCGGCGTGAGTGTACATGCGGGTCACATCGCTATGCACCAGAATGAGTCCAACAACATATTTAGTCCAGTGGTCGCTGGACAGTTTGGCTATTCTTCCCTTCATTTCTTAACTGCTCCTTTTCTGGTTGAGTCGGAATGCCATACGGCGACCGCAAATGCGCTACGGAGGTCGGTGGCGCTGACGAGGGGGCGCAGTGCTTCCCCCTTCTCGGAGCCGCCAAAACGCACCTTGAGGCACGCCCAGAGGGTAGCGTCAGACTTGCCTGCTGGCGGTCGGCCACCGCACAGAGGGTGCAGGTAGTCGGGGCGATGATAGACGGTGCAAGGGAGACCCCTCGCTTCAGAGGTCTCCTGCACACGTCCTACCATATACGCCGTATCGAAGGTCTCATGCCCGACCCGCTTACCCATTCCCCGCATCCCCTCAACGACCACCTCGTCATGGTCGTTGAGGGCGCGGATGAACGTCATGAACTCGCCGTTGGGCAGCTTACCGGCCAGCGCGATGGACAGGTCCGAGTTGAGCAGGCAGTAGGCGCTCTCGTCGCTGCCGGGATCGACTCCAAGGATGCGCCTCATGCTCCTGCCTGCTCTGCCGCTTCCTTCATCTCCCCGATCCAGACCATCACGTCAGGGTACTGGTCGGCGGTGATCTCCCCGGAGTTCTTGAGCTTGAACTGTTTGAGAAGCTGGTCCCCGGTGACGATGGCCCCCATGGCAGCGACCATCGCCTTCTGCTGCTCACGGGTGATCAGGGCGTCCTGCACCACCAAGGGGTGGACAGTGTGGGGTGCTTTCTTGCCGCGAGTGGAGGTAAGCATCATGGTCACCTTGGAGTCGAGGTTGCTCATGTGCGATATCTTTATGCCGCCGACTGCCGCGCCTCCGAAAAGCACCGTGGGGTCTCCGTACAGGGTCAGACTCCTGCCGAAGTAGACCTCTTTCGTGTCACCCCAGAGGGCGCAGATGACTTTGCCCATGGTCTTGCTGGGCTTGTACGGTTTCTTGTTATCGCCCTCAAAGTTGACAGTTACGGGTTGCTCTGCCCCCGGCTTTACGGTGACCGTAGTGATCTTTATGGTCAGCGTCCGCTCCCCAAGGAAGTCTTCATAGTTTAGCTGGTCCGATTTCGGGGCAATAGCCTGTCTCATGTCCGTCTGCTGTGTCATTGTAATACTCCTGTTAGTGGATTTCCAGTTCGACTCTGCGTTCAGTCGGGAACATGAGCGTGTCGGGTGACTCTATGAGCGCATAGTAGTCATCGACCATGTTCTGTACCTTGGTCTCAAAAGCTCTTGCAGCCGCTACAATAGCCGCCTGTATCCTGAAGTCTGGATAGACTCTGATGACTATCATATGCATCCCACCACAGTACGACAGGAAGTCGCACCACTTACGACCAGTTACCAGTAATCCAGTTTGTATCTGGATCATGTACTCGGCAGGGATCGTATTGCTCTTCACGCACTCTATGGCGGTCTGGAACTGGTACTTCTGGCGACGGGATTTGCACTCGATGAGTCCCTCGTCCCCCACAAGCCCATCCGGGGAGTACCCGATAGTGAACCCCAGCGAGTCATTCGTAATAAACCCAGCAATCTGGACCGGGGCGATTTCGGTAATGTATTTACAGACGGCATCGCACTCGTCATCATGCCCCCGCAACATGTCGTCACCGACATAGTGCGGCTCGACGTTCTCGGTGACCCTCTGTGCCGCAATCTCAAACACATGGGCGCGGCCTTTGTCGTTGTCCGCGATCTTGAGCCCCGGAGTGACGATGAGCTTCATCTCGGATGCAGTCAGTACGCCCCGGCGCAGCGCCAGCCATTCCTCTGTGCCTTGCATGACATCTTCGTGATAGGTGATCGTCCCCGTCGTCATGTCGTAGGTCGCGATGACCTCCTTCCCCGGCACTGCTGCCGGGGAGATGACGGTGGTGGTGCCGGGCGCAGTGCCGAAGCAGTCAAGGAAGTCATCACCGACCGGCGGGATGACTGCGGGAAGGACGCTTGAGGTCGCCTCCATTACGCCGCCTCTCTGACTTCAGCGCAGGCATCGCCATATCCGGGCCAGTTGTCCACGCCATGCTGCTGGAGCGCCTGCAGGAACTCGGAATCCTTGATGAGCGAGTCGTACTCGGCCTGAGGGATGGAGACCATCGCGACCTCAACCGGGGACGCTTTCTTCTTCTTGTCGGCAACCTTCTTGGCAGCGACCCTCTCAGCTTCAGCGGTCGCCTCGGCGGCGTCATCGAGAACCTTCTGTGCAGCCGCCTGCTCGACGCGCTGAGTCTCGAGCCGAGCAGCTTCAGTCTCAGCAGTCTCGGCTGCGGTCAGCATCTCGTTCATCTTGGCGAGGGCGACGACCCTTGCCTCTTCAGCCTCGGCGGCGAACTCCTGAAAGCAGTCCCCCGCCACGACATCCAGAGCCATCTCAGACCCTTCGATCGCTGACCGGATGTAAACGGCGCTCAGACCGATGCACTGGATGGGCCATGCGGTGATCACGGTGATCATGTCCTTGATGGTGTTGACCCTGTTGCGCTCCCTCTCAGCATCGGCAGCAAGCAGTTGATCGGCCAGAAGCTTATTGGCTGCAGCTTCGGAGACGGTTGCGGCGTCGATCATGCGCTGGACCTCCGCGAGGGAGTCCCGCTCGGCCTGCTCCGCTTCCTCCTGAAACTCGCTGAAGTCCACTGCGGTTACGGAGGGAAACCCCGCCATCATGACGGTCATCACTGTCGCGCTCATGCCGAAGCAGGTACGCGGCCAATCCTGTATCTGCCTGATGCCGTCGCGGAGAGCGTTGACCCTTGTCTGCTCCTTCTGGAGGGTCTCCAGACGGACAGTTTCTGCCGCCTGCTCGTTCCTGATACGGAGGTCATCGGCTTCTTTGATCTCCTGCTTGGCGAGGGTCTCCTTGAGGATCAGAACGACTTCGCCCCGGACCTTCTCCGCAGTCTCTGCCAACTCCGCGAACTCAACCCCGATAGCTGCCGCCTCGATCTGCGCGATCTTGATCGCCATCTGGAGTGCGTCCATGCCGACAAACGACAGGGGGAAGGCGCGGATCTGGTCGATACGGGCGGTGATGTCAGCGACCCGCTTTGCCGCTGCCTGCGCCTTCTCCTCGCGGACCAGTTCCTTCGCTGCCTCGACTGCCTTGATCGCCTCATCAAAGGGAGCCTCGATTGCTCCAATTTCCAGAACAAGGAGATCTGCTTCCGTCTTATTGGCTTTGATCCGTTTGTTCAGCGGAGCATTCGCTGCCAGCCTGAGTGCCTCAACCCCGGTACGGAGCGAGACGCAGCCCCTGCGGACTACCTTGGCTGCATCGAATCCTGCTGTGGTCGAGAGGTCGAATTTGGTGATGTCTGCCTCAAGCTTGAGCAGCGCGAGACCCTTTTCGGTTTCGGTGTAGATCGCGATGGCGGTAGTGGGTGCTTCCGTTGCTGTCGTTGCCTCTGCTGTTGCCTCTTTCACTTTCATACGTCCAATCTCCTTTTTACTTGCTTGACCGATACCCGTGGTGCTTGCCGTTGTCGCACCACGACTGGTGAATGAATTTGTTATGCCCACCGCAGCAGGGGTGGGTGAACTCCGGTTCTGGTGTGCGGTCGCCGTCCGCGTTGGTGCGAATCGCCTCGTCATGCTCTTCTAGTCGCATCATCACTGGGCCACCGTGAGGAGCGCCTGATGCTTGCAGGCTCCGTTTATGGCGTACTGGCTGGCATTGGTGGGCAGCGGAGCGCGGGAGTTGAGGTCGCAACTGTGAGCGCCAACGAAGGCGAGGGAGACGATGATAATCACCATGGCGGCGTAGCGGCGAAGTTCCCTCTCATCGACGCCTTCCTTGTCCTTCTGCCAGTCCTGCTTTGTAGCTGCGCTGCTCATGCCGCCACCTTCGCCCGTTCGCTCTTCTCTGCGAGTGCATCCCTGATGAAGTCGGTCTGTGTTAATCCGGTGGACTCCATCCCGTCCTCAAGTGCTGCCGCCTCATCATCATTAAGACGGGTGCTTACTACGTTGTGACGGGTGTCTGTTCTGACCTTTCTCGCCATTCCATTACTCCTTTTGTTCATTCAAGTTGGTTGAATATTTTGGCAAGAAAATGGGCCACTTTTTGTCGGCCCGATTTCCGCTGCCTTACTGAATACCTGCCGTCTCCATCAGGGAGTCTACCGACGCCGACAATTCTCTGATGGCGTCCCTTACCAATGCCTCGGAGGCACTGTCCCTAAGTAGGCCCGTTACTTCACTCATCCGACTTTCAGCCTCGCTTGCTGCGGTCCCCAAATTCATTGCAGTCCTCTCTAGTTGTTCCCGTTTACAGTCGTTTACAAGCCGCCCCTTTATGCGCTTAACGACCATTCCCGTCAATTGAATTTTCATTCATTCCAGTTATAATAGCGCAATAATAGAACGCCAATGTTATACGCCCAGACATCGACAGGGTGCGGTTGTGTGAATAGTTATCGATAAATCGATTATTTTGTTTGACACCGTGTAAACGGTTTGGTAAAAGGAAGGTGTAAACGCACTCGCAATAGGAATGACCACACCACTAAAGTGAACGAATGGAGGCTCCAATGCCCAGCTTAAGCGAAGTACTCGTCGCCCAGTTCAAAAAAAGCTCATACAGCAACGTGAAAGATTGGAAGGACTCCACGAAGGTGCCTCTGTCAACTGAGACCGTCAGCAAGGTTCTTCTGCGTAGCTGGGATCCCGGCATCGCCACGTTCATCACGATGGCATACCATCTGGGACTCGCCCCCTTGGAGATAGCGGCGGCTTGCAAGCAGGCGGGAGACACCGTATTTTACAAACTGATCAATCCAGTGGACATCAGTTCCGAAGACCGCATCGTCCTCGACCTCTTGTCGCGCCTCCCCGCCAGCAAGAAGGCGGCGATAATAACGATGATCAAAGCAATGGGGGACTAACCATGGCAAAGGATAAGGCAGTATTCAAGCACTTGACCTGCCCCGTCTGCCGGTATCACAAGACCGACGCCACAGGGAAGGCAAAAGCCCTCTGCCCAAAGGACGGGACAGAACTGACCCACTCTGAAAACTGGTATGCGCGGATCTACCCGAAGGGCAAAAAGTCCTTCATCAAGTGCTGCACGCCGCGCAGGCGGGACGCTGAAGACTACGTCCTTGCGTGCAAGAGTGCCGACTTTACCGGCGCACTGCTGCCGGGGCAGGAGAAGGACATCACTTGGGAGCAGGCCGAGAAGGACTGCACCCTCTGGTGGAAGGCAGAGGTTATGAAGGGGGATATCGTTCAAGGGACCGCCGATCAGTACAAAACTTGTATGGCTGGTCTTCGCAGGTTCTTTAACGAATCGACACTGTTAACTATAACCAAAGGTGATGTCATTGACTACCAGACGTGCCGTGCTGAGATGAATAAAAAGGCTGGCACTATCAACAACGAAGTCAAGACACTCAAGAAGATCTATTCAATGCACGTTGAGCGCACCGACTCTGTGGCATCTCCAAGACTCTGTGGCAAGTTTGCAGATATCTCGATGGTCAAATCTATACCCAAAGACGGACATAAGGTCCGGTTCTTGGACGAAAGAGAGATCGAGGCGCTGCTAGGGTGTGCAGCAACCCCAAGGGTGAAGATGGCGGCACTGGTCAGCCTGAACACTGGTCTGCGGCGATCCAATGTGCTGGAACTCACATGGGACGAGGTTCGCCTGTCCCGTAGGGTGATCGAACTGCCAGCAGAGAGGATGAAGTCGAAGCGGGATTTCACCGTGGACATACCCGCCTCACTCGTTGAGCAGTTGAAGATCTGGCGCTCGTCCACCCCGCTGTCCAAGTTCGTATTCCCTGACTGCACTGGTAGGACATTTCGCGGTGAGTGGGATCGGACCATCACTGACTGCGAGTACTCTGATAAGAAGGGCAGTGTCACGTTCCACACATTGAGACATACATTCGCGTCACACTTCCTGATGAGCGAAGGCGGCGATCTCTCGACTCTCTCGGAGATGCTCGACCACTCAGAGATTTCCATTACCAAGGACATCTACGGACATCTGAGCCGCGAACATAAGACCAAGGCGTCCGACAAGTTCGCAGTCAACTTCCTCGACCAGTTCAACGGGTAACCAATCCTAGCCAGATACAGAAAAAGCCCTAATTCGGAAGAAAAGGGGCTTTTTCTGTATCTTTTACGTTTTCATTATCAACTGCAACATGCCGCCATGCCTACCATTTACCGTTGATCGCCCTCGCTTACTATCCCGCCATGACCGTGGATAATCAGTAGTTAAACCGACTCCCATTCCCACCAACCGTCTACGGTATCTCCGTTGCAGTTGGTCCTATAACACCAGCGCCCCCAATCGAAGCGGAAGGTTCTCCACCTGAACCGCTTTTCTAACCGGCCTCGCCAGTCTGCGCTTTTACTGCTCACGGCCGCACCGCATCTGCCCCACCACCAATCACGAGACTTGTGTGGCAACTGCTTTCCTTGGTAAAGCCGTCATCGTCCAGCATCGGGTAGCTCTCTATCTGAGCCGTCTCGACCTCCAAGATCACCGCCCCGTCGCTCTCCAGAGGGTGACTGAAGGACTCCTTGTTGATGCAAACCTTCTTGCGGGCGTGGCCCTGTTCGATCATCCTTCCAAGCAGCTTGTGCAGCCTAGCAATGGTTATTGCCACCATTCCCCCTCTGCGGGTTTAACACCCGTTCCAGCGCCGAGGCGCTGAGCTAAATTCGTTATCTGCCGCTCCTTGTGCCAAGGTGGGCTTTGCGCTAGTACCCACGATCAGCGATCAACCTAATGATCTCGTCATGCTCTGCACGGGCATCCTTGGAGGTGTAGGGCATATATCCACCCGACTCCCACTCCGACCACGGCACCCTTCTGATCTCCCTGCCCAACTTCAGGCGACTGGATGCACCCTCCAGTTCGGCAGCGTCCAGCGTCTTCCAGATCGTGACGTTGTGACTAGTCCTGCGACCATGTGCGAGGAGGAAGGCGTCGATCCTTGCGGCTAACTCGTTGTCAGGCACGGTGCCTCCTTGACCTTGGCGAACGTCCGCACTGTGACCGTCTTCTCCTCCTCGGCCACGTCAAGGAAGTATGCCCTGTCCATCCAGTCGATAGCTTCGGGTTCTCCGTGCTTGCCGCCACCGTGCCAGAACATCCAGCCGACCCATCTGCCGCTCGGCATCTGCTTGGCGACTGCATCGCACTCGTAGTGCCGGGAGGAGTCTTCGGGTATGCCGGGAGTATTCTCCCCGGAGTACCGGAACTCGTCCTTACCTTCAGAGAGAGCATCCTCTGTCTCCGAGTCGTTGTAGAGGGCGTCCCAAATCTCGTCCACGTTCTCGGCGGTGATCGGCTCGTAGACGGAGAATATCCCCTTCTCT